ATGTTTGTAGAACTGTTTGGGTTCTGGTTTGCGTTCCATCGGGAAGTGCCATTTGACGTAGCGCTTAACCTCCTATGGGATGATGAGACCCAGATTATCTGGGCATCAATTGTATCTTTTTGGTTCGGGACTCAGGCATTTAGTAAGAAATGAAAGTAAGCGATAAAGCAATCAAAATGATTAAGCACCACGAAGGTGTCCGCCAGCGTCCCTACCGCTGCCCCGCCAAGTTGCATACGGTCGGGGTGGGCCATGTACTTTACCCCCGTCAGGCTCAGTTAAAGATGGAAGAACGGGATGCCTACCCACTGGAATACAAAGATGACCGTACCTTTTCGATGGAGGAAGTAGATGACATTCTTAGAGACGATCTTAATCGCTTTGAGCGAGGCGTTGAACGCTACTGTCCCCTTAAGCTCACTCAAGGTCAATTCGATGCTCTTGTTAGTTTTGCTTTCAATGTTGGTCTGGGAACACTACAGCGCAGCACCCTCCGTCAGAAAGTTCTTCGGGGCGAGATGGAAGAAGCAGCAGAAGAGTTCTTGAAATATACGCTCGCTGGGGGTAAAGTACTGAAAGGCTTAGTTACTCGTAGAAACGATGAACGAGCATTGTTCTTATCCTAGGGTAAACCCGTATGCCATTGCAAAAACTACAATTTAAACCAGGATTAAACAGAGATCAGACTAACTACACCAATGAGGGTGGGTTCTTTGAGTGCGACAAAATCCGCTTTCGCTCAGGCTATCCTCAAAAAATGGGCGGCTGGCTTCGTTATGGTTTATTTACTGTGGTGGGAACCTGTCGGCAAGTCTTTAATTGGATCACGACCGCTGCAGATAACTATCTAACTCTTGGAACGTCTAGAAAACTATACATAGAAGCAGGGCAGACCTTATACGACATTACCCCAATACGGCAGACTTTTACTACTACGGCTACAGATAACTGCTTTACCACTGTTAATGGCTCTAAAACGGTTACTGTAACTATTTCAGGTCATGGGGCTACAGATGGGTCTTATGTCACATTCTCTGGTGCAGTAGCGGTTGGTGGGATTACAGCACCAAACCTAAACACTGAGTTCATTATTGCTTATGTTGATGCTAACTCTTTTACTATTACAGCAGCTACGGCAGCCTCATCCTCGGTTTCAGGTGGTGGTTCTTCTATTACCGCAGCCTTCCAAATCAATATAGGTAACGATGGCGGTATTGCTGGATACGGCTGGGGTTCAGGTACATGGGGTACGGTTGGCTGGGGTTTAGGGTCAGCTACGCCTGTTTACGCACCTCAACGGGATTGGTTCTTACAAAACTTTGACGATGACCTAGTGGCTAACATCCGTGATGGAGCGATTTACTATTGGAAGTATTCTGGCGGTGTAGGAACTAGAGCCGCTTTGTTGTCTGCTACAACCATAGATGGTATTGCCCCTGCTGACGTTCCAACTCAAGCAACGCAAGTTTTAGTTTCCCAGAACGATAAACACCTACTTTGTTTTGGCGCTACTCCATTTGGGGGAGGGTCATTTGATCCCTTATTAATCCGCTGGGCGACTCAAGATCAACCTAATGTCTGGACTCCGTTAGTCACAAATTCAGCAGGTTTTATACGAGTTTCTCGTGGTTCTGCCATAGTCTGTGCTATCGCAACTCGTCAGGAGATCCTTGTATATACAGAGGGAACTCTTAATTCCTTGCAGTTTGTGGGTACAACGGACGTCTTTAGCCTTTCAGAGCTTGCCGATAACATTTCAATCCTTAGTCCACGGGCGGTCGTTACTGTTAATAACACAGCTTATTGGATGGGGCATGATAAGTTTTACGCCTATGGCGGACGGGTAGAGACCCTCCCATGTACCTTAAGAAACCACGTATTTGAGAACCTTAACTACGATCAAGCCGACCAGATTATCTCAGGAACAAACGAAGGCTGGAATGAGGTCTGGTGGTTCTACCCAACGGCTAATAGTCAGGTTAATAACGCCTATGTGATTTATAACCACCTAGAAAAGATCTGGTACTACGGCACGATAGACCGCACTGCGTGGTCAGACTCGTCTTTAAGAGAATACCCCCAAGCATTAACTGCAACCTACTTTACAGGTTCTCTTAATAACAGTACAACTCTAAATGTGACTGCAATATCCACAGGAACCCTGCAAGTAGGCTCAGTCATTACTGGTACTGGCGTAGCCACAGGAACTAAGATTACTGCTCTAGGCACTGGCACAGGCGGGATAGGCACTTATACCGTCAATATCTCCCAGCTTGTAGTCCAGACCACAATGACTGCCGACAGCATTATCTATAACCATGAACAGGGTTTAAACGATGGCACAACGGCAATGACCTCTTTTATTGCCTCATCAGACTTTGACCTTGTGGACGGAGATCAGTTCATCCTGACTAAGCGGATTATCCCTGACCTTAACTTTGCGGGATCGACTGCCACCTTGCCTGCGGTCACAATGTTAATAAAACCACGGAACTTTCCTGGCAACGCATATTCCAACACCGAGACAGGCACAGTAATCGAGACATCGGTAGATATATACACCGAGCAGATTTTTATGCGGGCTAGGGCTAGACAGATGGCTATTCAGATTCAATCTTCTGACTTAAATGTTCAATGGCAGTTAGGTAGTCCTAGATTGGATGGCAGACCAGATGGGCGTAGATAATGGGAATGCAACGGTTCCGTGCGCCAGCTTTACCTCTGGCTCCAGTCGAATACGACCAACAACATATGTCCCAGTTAATTGGGGCGCTAAGGCTTTACTTTACGCAAGGCGACTCCAATACTCCTTTACAGATGGACGGGTTACGGCTATTAAATTTGCCAACATCGGGGTACAATTTGCCAGAAGGCACAGTCTTTCAGGATGGCGAGTTCTTAAAAATAGTCTCGCTAAACTTTGCCTATGTACAAGGGGTGTCGGGAACTGGGTCAGTTGGCAGTGTCACAGTAGTAGCCAACTCGAATTTAGTTGATGTTCAAGGTGTATCAGGAACGGGTAATGTGGGAACGGTAACGGTAACGGTATGAACTTTAACTCTAAAGGGCTTGTATGGCAGGCTTAAAAACACTCGCTAAAGAACTCCAAAGCAAAGGTCGTAATGGCGATACTATCCTTGCCCATATTAATCCTCAAGAAGCTGGTATTTTAAAAGCTTTAGGTGGTTCAGGAACAAGAAACCCAGCTACGGGTTTACCCGAATACCTTAAAATTGGTAACCCATTTAGAGCAGCGCAAAGTGCGGTTGCTTTTGTTAATCCTTTTAATCCTGGTAGTGGTTTAAACAAGGGAATTAATCAGATTCCAGTTGTTGGTGATATTAATAAAGCTGCTAATAAGTTAGGCACACAGATATTCCAACCTATAGAAAAAGCCATTGTTCAACCTACTAGTAAAGGTTTATCAGAGTTTGATAAACAAGTGGCAAGAACAATTCCAGGTGGTTGGGCTACAGTGGGACAAGTAGTTCTTGCATCAAACCCTGTTACGGCACCATTAGCCATTGCATTGGGAGCTGCTAAAGGAGCTGGTTTAACACGTACAGGTTCTTCTCTTGAAAGAGCTGACCTTAAAGGTGCTGTAATAGGTGGCGCTACAGCTTATGCTGGTGCAGAGTTAGGTGAGTATATGCAGGGCGCTGTACCGCCTGGTACTGAAGGCGCAACAGAATCTTTAACTGAAGCAGTAGCTAGAGAAGCTGCTCCAGAATTATTAAACTCAGTACCTTATGAAGGTGCGGTTTCTCAAGCTGGTTATTACCCTAGTGTAGATCCTGGTTATTATGATGTTCCTTCTACTATGTCAACTAGCCCTAATTTTGATCCTGGATATGCAGACGTTTCTTCATCAGTAAACGTTTCTCCATCAGTAGCCGTTCCTCCACCAGTAGTTTCTACTCCACCATTAACACAACTAGGCGGTCCAGGAAGTCCTGGCTACACTGTTACGGACTATTTAAAAAGCGGAGACTACGGTGCAGCAGCAAAGCAAGTTGGTTCAAATATTTATGATACAGGCGCTAACGCTTTACAAAATGTTCAAGATTTTGGAAATAAAGTAATAACTCCAGAAACTTATACAGAAGGTATACCTAATGTATTGGGAAAAGGTTATGAAGGTGTTAGTAAGACTGCATCTGGTGCTAAAAATTTGCTTGGTCTTGGGGATATATCAAGAAACGAGGCTATAAAATTAGCTGCAAAAACAGGCATAGACCCAATAAAAATGGCTGGAATAGTTATTGCTGGTGAATCAACTCTTGCTGGTATGGAAGAGCAACGTAAATATCTTGAAGAAGCAAAACGAGCCAACGCAATTAGCCAAGCCGAATATGACCGAGCTATGGCAAGCATTATTAGCCAAAGAGATTATGCCGCTGATGTGGTTAGCAAAAATCAATTTAATCCTAATCCAAGCCGTGATGTATCTATTGGTGAGACCTTTTATGGTCGTAGCGGAGAAGGTGAAAATCTATATGCTCGTTTGCCTACCTCACAAAGTACTTTGTACGCTATGGGCGGTCAAGTAGATGATGAACTAGGCGGTGATTACTCTGCTATGGGCATGGATCAGGGCAATCTCCAAAAGGGTTTATTTGGTATGGGATACGCTGAAGGTGGCACTCCAAGATTCCTATCAGGTGGTGGAGACGGAATGTCAGACTCTATCCCTGCCACAATTAACGATAAGCAACCAGCCCGTTTAGCAGATGGGGAGTTTGTTATTCCAGCCGATGTGGTTAGTCATTTAGGCAACGGTTCTTCCAAGGCTGGTGCAAAACAGTTATATTCAATGATGGATAAGATACGTAAAGCTCGCACAGGCAACCCAAAGCAAGGCAAACAAATCAACCCACGCAAGTATCTTCCTGCGTAAAGGACTAATATGGCAACTTCTACCTCAATATCAACAGCACTAACAGACGTCCCAGAGGTCTTACGCCCCTATATTACGGGTGCTGGTGGTGTTCTTCCTACGGCACAGACTCTTTTATCTAAAGACTATCAAACTACCTATGGCGCCCCGTTACAACAAGCGGGATTAGCAGGGTCAGGTCGTGTGGCTGGTCTATCCCCTATGCAGCAACAGATAGGCACTCAGTTGGGACAGATGGCAACGCCTACTCAATTTGGTACAGGTACAGGTGCGGCTCAGTTAGGTGTTGGTTCTACCGCTTTAGGTCTAGGTGCGTTGGGTTCTATGTTAAGCCCAGAGCAAACCGCTATGTATATGTCTCCTTACTCTCAAAATGTTATTGACGTTAACAAAGCAGAAGCCACAAGGGATGCACAAAAAGGTTTAATGTCTGGCAATTTAGCCGCAGCCCGTCAAGGTACTTATGGTGGAGCTAGACAGTTACTTTCGCAAACCGAACAAGACCGTAATTTACAGACTAAATTAGGAAACATCCAAGCTACAGGTATGCAGAACGCCTTTGAAGCAGCGCAAAAAGCTCAATTGGCTCAAGCTGCTGGTTATGGTCAATTAGGTCAGACTTATGGTCAGTTGGGTCAAACTTACGGTGCTTTGGGTACTGCTCAACAAGCTTCAGACATTGATCGCATTAAGACCCAAGGTGCATATGGCGACCTCCAGCGTGGTCTACAACAGCAACAGTTAGATGCTCAGTATCAAGACTTAATGTCTAGATTAAACTATCCATTAACCAGTATTGAGACTATGAGCAATTTAGCCCGTGGTGTGCCACTTACTCAGACCGCAACCTCTGGATCTCAGACTACGCCTCCTCCTAGTTTTGCAAGCCAATTGGCTGGTATGGGACTAACAGGATTGTCTTTATACAATATGTTTGGAAATAAATAATGAGCATATTAAACGCAATTAAAGAAGTAAAGCGAGATAACAATAATCTCCAAGATATGGCGTT